CAATTGTTAGCCGGTTTCCGCGTAGTAAGCGGGCCGGAAACCGGATCGAAGGCGTTCCGGGCTGGTGCAATAGCGGCACAGGTAGGTGCCGGCAACGTTAGCCTGCGACGTGCGCATTGGAACGATGTATTTCTTGATGAATTAACAATGTTTCCTCACGGAAGCAAGGACGACCAGGTTGATGCACTTTCACGCGCATTCAATCTGCTGGCTACTCCCGACAAATCCGCTCGCTTCACATCACTGCCGTTCCTGGGTCGGTAGGAGCTTGCTTTGTTCACTACGATCTGCGATCTAATACCGAACGATCCCGACCTACCCGCCCGCGCTCGACGACTGGAAATATTACGGCGTGTGCTCGATGGCCGATTATACGATGCTTTACCGTATGAATTTCACGACGAACGAACATCGAGTGGTGAATATATTCCGCTTCGGCAGCGCCGGCCATCTGTGCGTTATGCTCTTGCGCGAATAGTTGTTGAGGATAGCGTCGCTTTACTTTTCAGTGACGGGCATTTCCCGACGGTTGATGCGCCAGATCGCGAAACTCGAGGGGCGCTTGCGGCACTTGCGCGCAGCACGAGGCTGAACTCGGTGCTCACGGAAGCGGCTCGGCGAGGCAGCATCGGGTCGGTTGCCATTCTTGTCCGAGTTCTCCAGGGGCGTGTCTTTTTAGACGTTCTCGAAACAGTTTATCTAACGCCGGCGTGGGATCCGGAAGCGCCGGACACATTAACTAGCGTAACCGAGAGGTATAAGGTCACCGGTGCCGACTTGATTGCGCAGGGCTATACCGTTTCCGATCATGCCTGCAATTACTGGTTCGTACGACGCTGGGACAAGGTCCGAGAGGTATGGTATCAGCCGGTCCCCGTGGGCAGTGATGATCACCTCGAGATCGATGAGCATCGCACGGTACGACATGGACTAGGCTTCGTGCCGATCGCATGGATTCGGAATCTGCCCGGGGGCACAAAGATTGATGGAGCTTGCACATTCGAGGCAGCGATCGAGACTTCGATTGAGATAGACTACCAGTTAAGCCAAGCGGGAAGGGGATTGAAGTACAGTAGCGATCCAACCTTGCTGATTCGCGAACCAGTTGGTCTGGACGGGAATCTCGTACGTGGCGCCGCTAATGCGCTCGTCGTGAGTGAAAAGGGCGACGCCAAGCTGCTTGAGATCGGCGGCACCGCAAGCCAAGCGGTAGTCGAGTACGTACGCACGTTGAGACAGCTGGCATTGGAGAGCGTGCACGGCAATCGGACGGAGGCAAATCGGCTTACCGCACCTGCAAGTGGTCGGGCGTTGGAGCTCATGAACCAGGGGCTGTTATGGCTCGCTGACAACTTGCGGGTCAGCTATGGCGAGATGGGCTTGGTGGCGGTGTATCGTATGATTCTGCAGGCCAGCCAAATTTACCAAATAAAGGTCGAGGGGCATGTATTGACACCGATCGACCCTGATTTGCCGCTAACGCTACGTTGGCCGGACTGGTATCCGCCCGACGCGCTGGACCGGCAGAGGGATGCACAGACCATTGAGTCGATGGTGGGCGCTGGACTCATATCCCGTGAGACTGGGCTACATATCCTCGCGCCGACCTACGACATTCACGACATTCAGGCCGAACTGGCACGCATCGAAGGTGCAATCACGGTATGAGCAACACGGACGAGAGCAATATCGATGACGACGAACTGAGTGTATTGCGCGAAAACAACCACACGTTGGAGACCGCCTTGCGCGAAAGCAGGGCTCTCGCTGACCGGCGCTTGATGCAAGCCGAGTTGAAGGCAGAAGCGCTTAAGAGCGGCATCATCGATCTCGACGGATTGAAGCTCGTCGACCCATCAGATGTCACGATTGGTAAGGACGGTGAGGTGCGGGGCGCGGATTCGGCCATTGCCCGATTGCGACATGGCAAGCCCTGGCTATTCAAGGACGCCAACTCGAGCAGCCTGGCCGTTGCGCCAGCCAGTGCGCCGACGCGGAACAAGATGGCTACTGAAATGACACTTGACGAATGGCGAATTGCACGAGCAGCCCTGCTACGTCGTCGTTAATTCGGCCTTGCATGTATTTCGGCATGCGCCGCGTGTTTTCATCTTTGGGGGCGACGCCCCCACTTAAGTGGGGGACTTAAATGGGTATTCAGAATTTTCCGATCTCGTTGCAACCGATCATTCAGCAGGGCTTTCTCGAACGGGAATTTCAGCAAGCGCTTACGTCACGGTTGGGATATCGTGCTGTCGCGGATCGCGAAGACTTTGCTGTAGGCATCGGTGAGACACTCACCAAGACGCGGGCCGGCCTGCGCCCAGCGGTGACAACGCCACTCGCGCCGGCAACAAATACAAATCTGGATAACGGACTGACCCCGGGAAATTGGGGCGTAGAGCAATATACGCTTACGTTAAATAACTACGCGTCAACGATGGACCTGAATGTGGTGACCAGCCGCGTCGGCATCGCGAGTCAGTTCCTGCAAAACGCATATGTGAACGGCGAGCAGGCTGCTCGCAGCCTCGATGACCTTGCGCGAAATGCGTTGTTCAGCGCTTATTTCGGCGGGAACACGCGCGTTCAGACGACACTATCCAACGCCGGCACCATTGTCGTTGTCGACGACATTCGTGGCTTTCAAACGGCTTTCGTTAACGGCGTCCAGCAGCCGGTGTCGACCAGCAATCCCCTGGCTGTAACGATTGGCGGCGATGCCTACAATGTGGTGGCGGCAGCGCCAGACACGGTTAACGTATCGACGACGCCGGGAGGGATTTCCGGCGAGCTCACCTTTGCAAGTAACGTATCGATCACGGACGGTACGGCGGGTAATACGGTGCAGGCGGCGACCGCCTCACTCATTCTTCGGCCAAATGGGAGGAGCAATACGTCACTGCTCCAGGTTGGCGATGCACTTTCGATGTCAAATATACTCGATGCCGTTGCAAATCTTCGCGTCAACGCCGTGCCTGATATCGACGGTGCTTACAACTGTTATTTAGATCCGATAAGTGCTCGGCAGTTATTTGCGGACCAGGACTTTCAGCGACTTTTTATCGGCACAACCTCAGCGGTGGAGGTATTTCGGCCCGGACAAGGTGTCGTCAATGAATTTTTGGGTCTGCGCTTTGTCTTGACGAATGAGTCATTTGTACAGCCTTTTTCGACAATTCCAGGCGCAATGATCCGCCGGCCAATCGTGGTTGGGCAGGGTGCGCTGATTGAAGGGGACTTTGCCGGTATGGCGGCAGAAGATGTTGCTCCCGCCAATTCTATCGTCTCGCTGGTCGATGGTGTATGTATGGTTACACGGGAGCCGATTGATCGCCTTCAACAGATTATTGCCCAATCCTGGTATTGGATTGGTGGGTTTTGTGCGCCATCAGATACAACGACTAACAGCACTACTGTTGCTACGGCCACAAACGCCAACTTCAAGCGCGCGGTCATGATCGAGCACATTGGTTGACGACCGGTGATGGCGGCCTTTCCCGACTTCTGACAGGCTTAAGCAACGACCTGTCACCAGCATTTCTTGATCCCGGACTAAGACGCCGTTGGGACCAGTGGCTCAGGCGGCGGCCGGAGGCGGCATGTTTACTGATCAACAAAAGACAGATGTGCGGCGATATTGCGGCTATCCCGCCTATGGCGCAGCCCCGGATGGGAACATGGGTTGGCGTTTCTTCACCGCGTATGGAGCGCTTGAATACCGGCTTAATAACCTAAGTGCAGCAGAAAGCAATGTCGTAATAACTTACCTTGCGACATTAAACCAACTTGAATTAGCAGTACCGATGTCGTCGGACAATCTCGATAGCGATGGAGCGACAGGTTGGACGCACAATCAGTTCGAGGTTGCGGATCGATTACGCCTACTTGATGCCTGGCGACGGCGTCTATGCGCTTTTTTGGGCTTGCCACCTGGCGAAGGCCTTGGTTTCACGGGCGTTAACTGGGTGGTATGATGGATGGTAAAGCGCTACAGAATCGAGTGAGTAAGGCGCTTGGCAATGCAGCGCGGCGTATTGGCACTCAATATATAGTGTATCATCCGCGCGGGTGTATTGCTCCGCTTAGCCCACGGCATCGCGTCATAAAATTGCATGCGGGCGTTGAGCCAATCCGCGGTGCAGGCGCCGGCGTCGGCGGTTACGGCGTTGTACTGTGGCGGGGTATATTCGACTCCCTGTACACAAGTCCCGGTGACTACCTCCAGGGCCACGGGGGGACATTCTTCATCGCATCACAACTTCCGTTGCAGCCTATCTTATTAGTTAAAACGACGCACGTTGTAACCATATCACGACCTCTACCGGTTGCTAGCGGTGGCTATAGTGGCTTCACAGAGAACTCAGCTTCTTTAATAATTGAGGGCTGGCCCGCGTTGCTCGTAGAAGCTGGCGGTCGGATTGAGGGAACGTTGCCTGAAACGCATTATTGCAA